ATTATGCAACCTTACGTTGCGTTGTTACTAATATTTTACATAATGCCTCACAAAGAACTCGTGCCATATTAACTTCTACGGCATTTCCTATATACTTTTTCTGTTCTGCTTTTGTTCCTATTAGCATATAATCTTCTGGGAATCCCATAATACGTTTCAACTCTGGAATCGTTAGCATTCTCATTTTTATGTCGGAAATACCATACATAGCCATGAATTCCTTTATTTTCTTCATTACATCACTATCTGTGTCATATATCTCATATACCAGTCCTCCTGGAAACATCTTAATAAAGCCAGGTAGCTCTCCCTCTCCAGATGCTTCAATCAAATATGGTGGCATCTTATCCATTCTAGCGATTAACGTAAAACAAGGTTTATCTACTGATCCACCAGCAGAATTAAATTGAGGATTCATCAAGTAATGCCATTTACGGTTTGCAGTAATTACTGGTGCCGGTTGATTTATACTTGTGCCAACATTCTTAAAATTTGTATTTAAAATCCAAGGTTTACAGCTTACAAGGCTATATTTGGGATTAACAGTAATACAACCTAGTGGTTTATCCAGCGAAGAAGGCTTACTGTTTCCGTATTGTTGGTCAATAAACACAGAAGAAATTAATGAAAATCGGTCTTTTGTTGTTACAGTTGGTGCTGGTTCATCTACAGATTTACAAAATCCATTTCCATAATGAACAGAAATAAATGCTTTTCCGGTTAGAATATTTAAACGGTTTATGCAAGCAACACCAAGTCGATTTTGAGTAGATATTACTGGACATGGATCCTCAACTCCCAGAGCATTGTACTTTCCAGCTTTACTCATTGAGTTATACTTAACCATGAAGGCATCTTTTCCACCTGCTACAAACTTAATAAGTCCTGCATAAATTCTTAATAAAGAAGAATCTACTAAAGGTGTTTTGCGACCAAAAATACTTTTTCCTTCATCATCAAAGTCTAACACATCTCGTACTGCCTTCCAGTTCTTTAATTTTTGGTCTGGCTTTTTAGAATGGGTTTGCTCCGGAAAAACAATAGGTAAACTCCCTTTCGCAAATATTCCGAAAAATCTCTTCCTGGAAGTGTAAGCTCCATAGTCTGCTGAATTTAATATTTTATATTCAAATTTGTAGCCATAAGACCTTACGTTATCCAACCATCTCAAATAAGATTTACCTTTATCACGACTAATGGGTTTACCATACTCATCCAAATCTCCCCATGACATAAACTCTTCTACATTCTCAATTTGAATATAGTCTGGGTTAATAGCCTCAATATACCGAAACAAGTGCTCTGCAAGTGTTCTACTATCTGCATCTCGTGGTTGACCACCTTTAGCCTTCGAGAAGTTAGTACATTCCAACGAAGCCCATAAAACTATCAATGCTTCAGGATATTCAGCTCTGCATTTTTGTAGGTGGGAAACTAAAGGAGATAAATTTAGTGTACGAATATCTTCTGTAAAATGAAGAGCGTCCGGATGATTAGCAGCATGACTTGCAATCGCATTTTTATCATGATTTACACATGCTATTACCTTAGCGCATTGTTCGTTCTCTAAACGGGCTTTTTCTACCCCTGTGCTGGTTCCACCGGCACCACAAAATAAATCTATATAAAGTAATTTCATTGTTTTTTCAAGTATTCTACAATATCTTCATCAGGCATGTTAAAGGTCTCTTCATCCAGATAGAAATAAATCTGTTCATCTACAGATTCTGCTTCTCGTGTACTCCAATTACCCATATCATCTAATAATTGTCGCGCTAATCGCTCGATAGATACAGTCACCTTTTCTTCATCAGGAGTATTTTCAAAGATTACTACCGTTTTTATTGGATAATCAGCACCATTCCAATCAATATAATCTGGATTTTGGCAAAACATTCCACGAATAATCGACCATATTTTTTCTGACTGAAAATCAGAATTTTGTATATGCCAGTAACATTCCCAGTATGTAAATCCGGCACTGCGTAGCATTTCCTGAATAACCGTATCAGAGGCACCATTACTTACTGCATCTTGAAGTGCACACCAGTACCCTTGATTGAAGTCAGTCAATTTTGGAGTTAATTCGACGGCCTTTACTTTTACGTTCCCCTTTTTATCAGAAAAAATTAGAGAAACTAATGTGTCATTTTCAACCGGATGAGGAGCAGAGGTGCACACTTGCATAACTTTCTTCTCGTCACTATTTACAGGATGCCATATTACCTCCGCACCTATATTTACAAAATAGTATTTATTCATATTCAATTATATCAAGATATGCTTAGCGAATCTAACAGTTGTTTTAATGGCTGTTTGTCATCTTCATTCTTAGCTGTTAATAATTTCACTTCTCTGTCAGCTAATTGATAAAATTCATCTTTTTCAGCATAATTCATAGCTTTTATATACAATTCAAAAGCGTCTTCAATAGACATACCATCTGCCGAAATATTAGCTAACAATTCTCCCATACACACTTCGCTTTGTGTGTATTGTTCTATAATCTTTTCAAATGTTTCCATGCTGTTAAAGAATATTTTGCCACCCATACCATATCAAATATGGGTGGCGATAATATTAAATAGTCAAGGTCTTAGTCAATTCGCCTTTATAACCACGTTCACGTAACATGTTTATAAGAGCTTCGTCACTATGCAGACAATCGTTACTTTTTGCCTCGCCTGTCAACAGGCTCGGCGAAGGCTGAAATGCTGCAACCGCCCTCACCACGCCACTGCCGCACTTGCCGCAGTTGTTGAAGTGGCCATAACTAAAGTTCACGCTCCAGCTGCTGCCCTGACTGTTCTCACTGCTACTCCAAACCCAAGTTTCATCAGAATCTTCTGTAGGAAGTAAACATTCATCGGGACATCCAATTTCTTTCATTGCTTTGTTTATCTCATCACGATATGCGCAAAGAACTCCTAGCTCCATCAAACAAGGCAAATACCACTGGAAGCCACCTTTTTGATAGTTCCAACAACGTTTGGCAGCAGTCATTCCGTCAATACCAGCCTGTCCTTCTACAATACGTTTGGTTAGGTCCAAACCGGAGAAAGTTTGCATGGCAACGGATTCATTCTGTTCTTCAGTCAAGACCCTATCGGTGTTTCCCCATCGTTCTTGCCAGGTGTCAAACGCCAAAATACGGCTCATAAATTCTGTTGTTACGATAATGCCAATAGCATTAGTATAATTCATACCTCTTGCTCTGAAATCTGCGATTTCATACTGTTTCTTGTCGGCTCCTAAAACCGAAATAGAATGCTTTTCCATACTTGTAAATTATTATTAATATTGATTCTAGAACCACACCAATAGTCTTGGAGTCTTCCAATAAAAATTGAATACTGGGAATATCTCTTTAAGTGTGGTAGTTATTTTTCCTGTAATATTTTTCACATGTCTAATTCGCAAATGATTAGCTGTTACGATATAGTCTATTCCTAGTTGTAACCCTATTTGCGAAAGAAGCGATTTCAAGAATATTTTTATATATTGCTTTGCATCAGTAATTGAACGATAGCCAAAATCAATGTTAGCTACATACTTGATACGCTTGCGTTTCATTTATTTTTCAGCTTGTTATTAAACTTGATCTTTCCATTTTTATATAAATCAATTTTCTTTTTTCGACACTTCCGTTTTAACTCTGTCCAATATTCTGTTGGATATTGTTTAGAGTGCTTGCGAACAGGAGGAGATAGTATAGATTGTATAAGCCGCTTACTAACATTGAACATAGCGGCCAGTCTTCTTTGGCTATATCCTTCACGGGACAAAATCTGAATAGCCTGACGTTGTTCTGGTGACAACTTAGCGCGACCATCAAACTTGGTTCCTGCCAACTTGATATTCTCAATTTTCAATGGCATATTTATTACTGTTTTAATGTGAATAGATTTTATTGTTTTATATGGTGTGAATAGTTGTCCACTTTAACCATTGTTTAACACAAAAGGCTGCTCTATTTTGTTAGAACAGCCTTTACTTTACAGACATCACTTTAACTATGGTCGATTGTACCTTAGTCCGTCTGTATGAATAAACCATTTCTTCAAACTTCCGTCTGGCTTCTGAACTTTTTCAATATCCACTGTTAACCAATGAATAGCTCCCTCACCGAACTTGATTTCCCTTTTGGTCGGGTGTCTCCAATAATCAATCGTCTTTTTGTGCCCCATATTAATCATTATTTATTGCCACAGATTTTACCTTGTCTGTGATAGGCATGTACTCTATAAGATATGCAAGGTGTCCAGGAACAATATCCTCCAGTTCAATATCTACCTGGTTGCCCCATTCGTTATCAAAAGCCGATAATTCAATGCATCCGTCATTCAACCATACCTTATGGATCACGACATCCATAGGTCCGTCATTCAGGTTGACTAGGATTATAGGCGGGTCATATAATTCTTCCTCATCGTTTTCATCATTAATCCAGACAAATTCGCCACCATGAGCTTCCAATGCTAAATGTAATTCTCTAGCTTCCATTTTTCTAATTTTATCACACATGGCGTAAAAATTAGAATGCTCCATATATTCCATGATAATTCAATATTTTATGACCTACAAACACAAATATATTCTCCGGCAATTTTATATTCTTCATACCGTCCATCCCAAGAATTAAGTACCGAGCACCAACCATCCTCACTTATGATTGAATCCAACCAATCACTCAACGAATCAGTAGTTCTTTGAGCCGCCACAGATTCACGCCATAAATACGCGTATTCATCATCATTATGTACTCTATCACTAGCTATATTAGTCAGTTCATCTTCTGTACCAATATAATAATCAATACCATTTGCACAGTATAGTTGTTCACCATAGGAACATTCTTCAAATGTATCATTCAAATCAC